GGCGGCACTTCGTTGTGCGAGAACATAGCCCTCACCCGGCCGCGCGCTGTACGCGCGGCCGACCTCTCCCGGAACGGGAGAGGGGAAGCGTCATCACCCCGCGGCGATGTTTGAGATCACCGCCATGGACGGCGGGAAATAGTGCTGCAGCACCTCGTCGGCATAGACGCCGCTTTCGTAGCGGCGCGCGCGCGGCGGCCACTCGATCTGATAATAATCCTGGCGGGTGCGGATCTGCATGACGTTGCCGATGTTCGACAGCGGATAGGGCAAGGTGCGCGAAGTCATCAGCACGGTGCCCGCGGGCATGTTGGGATGCACGCGGATGTCGATTGTCTTCGGGCCGGCCATGGAGAACTTGTTGAGGTAGGTGCGCACCATGACGCCGCCGCCGAGCGCGCCCTGGTCGGTGTCGAACACGAAGCGTTGCGCGGCGTTGGTTCCGCCGGCGAGGATTTTTGTGGACAGATTGTTGGCGACCTGCGAGCCGACCCACATCGTGTCGGGTGAAAGCCGGTAATTGTCCCAGCGGTCCTTCAGCGCCGCGTCGATCTCGACGATGCCGCCGGCGCCGTCGCCGGTCAGCGTCGAGCCCGTTCCGGCAGTGCCGGTCGCCAGATAATCGACATAGGAATTGGAGCCCGACTTGAAGGCCTGGTAGAGGAGGCCGTCGAAAACGAGCGCGTTGGTCGAGTTGTCGCTCGAGCCCAACGAGGCCGCGGTCTGCGTGCCGGCCGCATTCGCCGTGATCACCAGCGAATTGATGGTGGTGATGGCGCCGAGCACCTCCGATCCGGCCGCGCCCCAGAACCAGGCATAGCCGAGCGCGCCGCTCACCGGCGCGACTGTCGCCGCAATCGAGCCGGTGGTGCCGGAGCTGATCGAGGCGGTGGCATTTGCCGATTTGGCCGCGGCGCCGCCGCCGAAAGTATCCGACGAGCCGTCGGCATTGCTGCGGGTGATCGCGCCCTGGATCCCGCCGGTGACGCTGCCGTTGACGACGGCGTCGAGCGAGAGCGCGACGCAGATGACGCTGAAGGGGCTGGCGGCCGCAGTGAGGCTGCCGCCGCTCGTCGAGGGCGCCAGCGACGGCGTCGGCGTCGTGCCGAGCGGCACCGAGGTGTTGCCGCCGAGAATGAGAATTTCCTCGCCGAGCATGCACGCTTCGAGTCCGATCTTGGCGCCGATCGCCTTGACGTCGTCAAAGCCCATGCCGGCATATTGGGCTTCGAAATCGACCGAGGTTTCGATGCCGATGCCCTTGTAGGCAGCGCTGTAATCCTGGGTGGCGACCGCCTGCACGCCGCCGCGGTTGCCGCCGGAGACGCCGATGCGCAGCCCGGTCGTATTGACGCCGGTCACCGCATGCCAGTTGGCCTGGATGCCGCCCTTGCCGGACACGCGCGGGGTCTCGTTGCGCAGCGGGGTGAGCAGCGGATAGAGGAATTTCGCGCCGAGCTCGAGGTCGTAATAGGTGAGCCCCGACGTCGGGGAAGTCGATTCCGAGAAAGTGCTCTTGGCGAGCGGATCGCCGGGGAGCGGATTTGAATGCGCTTTCTCGATTTCCGCAAGGAATCCGCCGGCGCTCGCGAGCGCGGCGTTATAGTCCTGAACGGTCCGGGGCATCGTCGATTTGGCCAGAACGTGCTGCAGATTCGGCTGATACATGGTGTCGTTCCCGTCTTTGGTTGGTTGTTGCTGATATTTCGTCCGTCATTCCGGGGCCGAGCGAAGCGAGGAGCCCGGAATCCATAACCACCCTCCCTGGATATGGATTCCGGACTCGCCGCCATCCAAGTCGGCTGTTGCCGACTTGGACCTGGGAGTGCCGATCTCGGGTAAACCCGAGATCGGTGGCGATCCGGAATGACAAGCTGAGAAAGCGGCTTACTCCTTGCGCGCTCTAAAACCCGGCATGGCGCGCATCGGATTCGACTGCGCCTTGCGAATGGCGAGTTCGGCGAGCGCCTCGAGCGTGCCGGGCCGATCGAGAAGCTGATCGGATGCGGCGAAGTGCGAGTCTTCACTCTTCTCCGCGACCCGCACCGAACTGGCGCCGAGCGGAAGCGGCTGATCCTCGATTTTCTTCACCCGCGCTGCCATCTCGTCGAGACGCGCCGTCACACCGTGAAGGACCTTGGCGAACGGGCGTTCGACGCGGCGTTCCAAAACTTTGGCGAATTTTTCCGCTTCGTCATCATCGGCGGCCTCGTCGCCTGTCTCGCCCGCCTGCGGGGAAAATTGCGGGTTAGGCTCGACGTGCGCACCTGGAATGCCGATGCCGGCGCAGCAATCGGGATCGAGCTCAGCCAGAAGATCGTGGATCTTTTTGATCCGCTCCTTGTCGACCTTGGAGTGGCGGGCGCCGATTTTGGCGAGCGCTTGCGCGAGCGGCGAGGTATCGTCCGGCGCGGCCTTGAATTTGCGCAGCTCCGTCGAGCCGTCCGCCTTGATCACCGCAAAGGTGGCTTCCGGCAGGCATGGATGATCGACGAGCGAGACCTCCAAAGGCTCGGCCGTGTAACGCATCAGCGCCGGCTGATCCGGGTCCGGCCAGCGTTTCAGGTAGCGTCCGCCCTGCGAGAAGCCGGTATAAACGCCCTCCTCGACCTTCTGCCACTCGGCGTCATCGACGACCTTGCCGCAGATTTCGACTTGCTTCGCCTCATCGTTGAAGGCGATCTCGACGAGCTTGCCAGCCGCGACATGGCCGTGCATGGCGCGAAGGTTGCCGAGACTCTTGCCGTCGGTCGCGCTGGCGAAGTTTTGCGACCATTTTTGATAAAACGGCTTGGTGCTGGCGTAATCGCAGACCTCGCCCATGACGTCGGGCTTCTCGGCGGTGACGACGCCATAGACCAGGCGCTTCGCCGCATCGACTTTCGTGATTGGAACGAAGATTTTCATATCCATCGCGCACTCCTCTTTTGCGTTGTCGCGGCGCATGTGTGGGCTTAGGCCAGGGCGCGGGGCGCCCTGGCCAGGAACCGATCGGGTTCGTATGAAGAATCACGAGTGGCGCGACGGACGCGCCTCGTTGGCCGATTTCAAGCATATCCGACAGGCAAAGATCGGCCATATGATCGGCCAATCCTATTGAACTACTGCGATTTATTATTTATATTCAATATTATCATATATCGAAGGATCGGCCAACATGGAGGAGGAAGAGACCCCGCAGCGGATCGAGCCGACACGGCTCGAGGAAACGCCGGAAGCAATATCCGATGTCGTCGCCGAACTCTCGGCCAAGACGGCAACGCTTGGAGCAACTCTCAATCCGCGTACCGCAGCCGATCTCGCCGATCTCGTGCGGATCATGAATTCTTACTACAGCAATCTCATCGAAGGCCATGTAACGCTGCCGACGGACATCGCCCGCGCCCTCGAAGGCAAACTCGACAAGGATCGAGAGCGCCGCAATCTGCAAATCGAGGCCGCCGCGCATGTTCGCGTGCAGGCCGAGCTCGATCGCATGGCCATAGAGGACCGGTTGCCGGAACCGGCTTCACGCGACTTTCTTCATTGGCTCCATCGCCAATTCTACAGCGAGGTGCCGAAGGAGATGCTCCTTATTCGTGGCGCCGACCATGAATTCCAGATGGAGCCGGGCGCATGGCGTTCACGCCCGGAGCAAGACGTCGCGGTCGGTCGCCACCTTCCCCCGTCGAGCGCCCGCGTTCCGGCGTTCATGCAGTATTTTGAAAGCCGCTATCGATTGAACGGGCTGGGAAAAGCGGGGCGCATCCTGGCCATCGCCGCCGCCCATCATCGCCTCAATTACATTCATCCGTTTCCGGACGGAAACGGCCGCGTCAGCCGCCTGATGAGTCACGCCATGGCGCATGTTGCCGGTATCGGCGCGCATGGGCTCTGGTCGATTTCGCGCGGGCTGGCGCGGGGTCTCAAAAGCCGTGGCGAATACAAGCAGATGATGGATCATGCGGATACGCCTCGGCAGGGTGATCTCGATGGCCGGGGCAATCTTTCGCTCCGCGCTCTCACCGATTTCACGTTGTGGTTCCTGCGAGTCTGTCTCGATCAAGTGCAATTCATGTCCGGGCTTTTCGAACTCGATACGCTCGCGCGGCGGCTTCGCAGCTGCGTTGAAAAGAGCGAAACGCTAAAGCCCGAAGCCGCACGCCTGCTTGAAGAAGCGCTCATCCGCGGAGAATTCGATCGCGGCGAAGCCTCGCGCATCACCGGCTTGCCCGAACGTACGGCACGGCGCCTCGTGAATGATGTTATTGAATCCGGATTTCTTGACTCAACGACCCCGAAAGGCCCGCTTTCGTTGCGCTTCCCCGACGCGGCGCTCGAAGTCCTTTTCCCGCGCCTCTTCCCGGAGACATAGTGGCACTCGTCGACGAGGTCCTTCACCCACTCGTTGGTGGGCTCCAGGCCCTTCCTCTTCGCTCTGCGCCGCCCCCACCCTACCCTCCCCCGCAAGCGGGGGAGGGTAGGGTGGGGGTAGTCCTGGAACTGCTTGATCTGCTCCGGCGTCCAACCGTTGGGGACGCCGATCAGCGTGTCGGGGACGGAGCCTTCGGTGAAATAATCGAGCTGCCAGAGCTGCTGCCGGCATAGGTCCGCAAAATCAAAGGAATTCTGCGTCTTCCCCCTGAAGAAAATCTCTCAGATTCTGAGATACTGGAAATCCATAGCCCTGGCCTGGTTCACTCCACATCAAGTTCCCCGATTTATGATAATCGCTTGTGTAAATCTCCGCTCCGATCATTTTGAGCGCAAATAGGAGCGATTGAACTGAATCTAACCCTTGCGCGATTCCTTTGCGCGTTCCTTCCGGCCAGTCAATTTCATATTTTGTCGCCCAAGCGCCTTCATTACGTTCCGGCAAAAAGATACGCACGGCCACATCGACGTCACTTTGCCCCTGATGTAACTTCAATGAGCGGTCCGCAATAATCATGGTTTGCCTCAGAAGCGTAACTGTGGGATCGATCGGCCGGCCAAACACGCAGCATAGCGCTCCATCGCACTGGCATAGCATAGTGGCGTGTGGACTAGATTACACTTGAAGATGTCGAGTTTGTACTGTTCGTCGCACTCGGCCTGATTTCGCCGGGCTGCCAAGATAATCGTCGCGTCGCCGGCACCGGAAGATTCGCTTCCACCCTCGCTCGTCCACTCGCCTCCACCCGTATGGTGCTTCGGCACCCGCGGCTCTTCCGGATTGTAGCCGTACTTGCGGAGATTCGACCGGATCAGCAACGGCCATTCGCGGCACAGCTGGCGAAGGTCTTGCGCAATCTCTTTCAATTCACGGCGCAGGCATGCGATCTCAGCTTGTCGCCGTCGGAGCTGCCCCTCCGCATCCGGTCCGGCGAGCGTGCGGACAGCTTGCATGATTTCCAGCCGCTTCTGCAAAGTCTGCGGCACAGAGGTTAGAAGAGGCGACTTATAGGGAATCATTGACTTCGCCCGCGATCCTATTGCCAATCGGCCGCCGCGACCGGCCTGTCGCCGGGCACGAACTTGGCGCGGCGGCGTTTGGCGAGGTCGCCGGCGAATTCCGTGTCCCAGTAATTCTGAAACTGTTTGATCTGCTCCGGCGTCCAGCCCTGGGGCACGCCGATCAGCGCGTCGGGGATCGAGCCTTCGGTAAAGTAATCGAGTTGCCAGAGCTGGCGGCGCAGCGCGATGTTGACCGTCATCAGCACCTGCTGCACCGGCGAATAGCCGTAGACGTCATCAACCAAGAACGCTGGCGGCAGTTAGACAGCCGGCCGCAAATAGAATTGCGGAAAGAAAGCATAGGACCATGGCTGTATACAGAAACCATTGGTGCTTTCGTTTAGCTAATAGCCCAACATAAAGCACGCTCTCTTCTTTGAAGAGCTGTAACTGGACCAAGTAGGCAAACATGAAGGCGAAGAGAGCCGCAAACAAGCCGCCGCAATAACAGAGAATGGCAGGCGTGATATTAAAATGCCTCGGCGTAGTCGAGTGCGCCGACAGGTTCCCAAGGTAGGTGAGAACTGCAACCGCCGCTCCTCCGTTTACGAACGCTAGAATTTTCAGGCAAGCGACGGATAAAGTTATGAGGCTCTTATAAGTTTCTTCAAGATGCCAACGCCACCGCTCTGGATCGTTCTCGCTCATCACCGCTCCTTCGTTTCCTCGTCGCTTGACATAGCATTCCACGAGACAGGCAGGTATGAGAATACCTGAAATAGAAACGGCCTAGCATTGCCATCTGAGGCCGAGCGAGTCGCGCATTTCGTTGAGCGTAACGGCGCCGAGTTTGACGCGGCCTTCGAGAAACTGCTTCTGCCTGGCCGAGATCGAGGCGCTAGCGCACCTCTCCCACGACTATGGGCAATCTATGTTTTACTTGTCTCCCTCAGTGACCGCCTAAACTCGTACAGAGATTCGAGCTGCTCCTTGCTCTCCAAATAAAAGAATGCAGGCTTCTCGCCGCGACGGTCACTTGCCTGGCCGCAACTCGCGCCCATATCGGTCAGAAACTTTTGCCCTAACTGATATTCTTCCTCATTTGCCCACGTGATCGTCATCTGCACCCCGGTGGCCTTGGTATAGATGTCCATCTTAAGGTTCAACATTGCCATCACCGGTTAGAAGTTTATCGGAAACGCAGTGTCGATCCGATACCCCTTCGGAGAATTTTGATCCGGCACAATGACTACCCGGACGCCATAGGTAGGCCGAACGTATGGCGTCGATCGGCCTGTTTGGGCAAAAGCTTCATATCCAGTAGGGGAACTAAAATCTGCATCCAATTCCTCGCGCGGCGACAAACCTCCCGTCACCAAATCCAGCTTATCTTGATTTTGTGCGATTGTCGCGTTTACCAGCTTATTCGCCGCTTCCAATGAAGGAAATGACCCTTCTCTCAGGCCGTTCGCAAAATCTACGGCGTCCCCGGCGCTTAACGCGGTTTTCCTGATGTCGGATAGTAAGGAGCTATCACTCCTTCCGACATGCGCGCCGATCGTGTGGCCGCCAAGTGCTTCCTCTTCCTGCAAATCTATCGGATATCCAGGCCGACCAGTGCCGGCTGCGACCTGAACGCCCGATTCGCCCACCGTTGCATCCGTGCGCGTGCCGGTATTTAGCGCAGCGTATCGCACGCCCGAGTTCGACTTGCCGTCCTCCGCCATTGAACCGCTCGACGATCCGCTCCCTCCTTCGCTCGTCCACTGCCCGCCATAGGGATTGCCGGCAGGCACGCGCGGTTGGTTGGGACTGTATTTTTGGACGGCGGGAGCTGCTTGGCCGTTCGTGTTCGCTGAAGCATCCCCGTTTCCGCCCGCATTGGCCTCGATCGGCACGATGCCGTTCGGCGTGAGGACCATCGGCCGGTCGGCGGCGGCGTTGGTGTAGGGGTCGAGGCCGAGGTGGTCGCGCATCTCGTTGAGCGTGACGGCGCCGAGTTTGACTCGGCCTTCGAGCACCGCTTCGTGCTGCGCCGGGTCGGCGTCCTCGTCGAGCCAGTGCAGCTCAAGATCGGGTGAGGTAAACTCCTCGGAAATGATCTCGTCGACGAGGTCCTTCACCCACTCCTTGGTGGGCTCAAGACCTTCCTTCTCGCTCTGCGCCGACTGGTTGTCGGCGGTGGCGCGGTTCATCAGCTTCACCGCCCATTGCGGCGGTACCGAAAAGGCGAAACAGATGATGCGGGCGAGCCACTCGTCGAAATCGTCCTTGTGCTGCGGCTCTTTTGTCTGGACGACTTTGGCGGCGGTGTCGCCCGGCACGAACTTTGCCCTGCGCCGTTTGGCGAGGTCGCCGGCGAATTCCGTGTCCCAGTAATCCTGAAACTGTTTGATCTGCTCCGGCGTCCACCCCTGGGGCACGCCGATCAGCGCGTCGGGGATCGAGCCTTCGGTGAAATAATCGAGTTGCCAGAGCTGCCGGCGCAGCGCGATGTTGACCGTCATCAGCACCTGCTGCACCGGCGAATAGCCGTAGACCTTGTGGGCGCGCACATTGCGTGGCCGGTAGATGATATCCCGCGCCGAATAGTTGACCGCGGGCATACCCTTGAGCACCTGCTGCACCGGCGAATAGCCGTAGACCTTGTAGGCGCGCACATTGCGTGGCCGGTAGATGATATCCCGCGCCGAATAGTTGACCGCGGGCATACCCTTGAGCACCTGCTGATAGGCCGGCGGATAGACCATTCCCCCCTCCTCACCCTCCCCCGCTCGCGGGGGAGGGTGAGGAGGGGGCGCGATAAGGCAGCGGCGTGCGCCCCCAATCGTCGATCACGCGTTTTATGGTGGCGCCATCGAGCTGATGCAGCGCGCAGCACCGACCACTGCGAGTGTTTGGCTATTTACGATTTTGTTGAACGCCCTTGGGTGATGTTCCGCAGCATCGCCTCAATCTGCGGCATCTCCCGCTCAACCTGCTCGACGACCGTTCGAGCTTCTGCGGCAGTCGAGATCTTTCCTTCCTCATCTAATACGACTCCGTCGGTTGCCTTCGCGTAGGCCGCTGCAGCCATCCACACCGCCGGCACTTGACTCAAGTTACCACCCCACCGAAAGGCCAAGACGTGTCGCCATTCGTGATCAAATTTCACGCCCGCCTCGTGCATGAATTCGGCAGCCGGCCAGGGGTTGCATTCAAAACCAGTCTTGGTGTCACGCAATGTTGCCGGCAAAAAGCCTTTGAGAGCTTCTACTGGCGCGCTTGCTTCCAACCGGAGTGGGTATCCTTCGCCATCGATCGCAGTCTGCCAGTCAGCCACGGAATTCAGCTGCTTATCCGACAGAACGAATAGCTCCATCGCCATGTTAAAGCCTCAAAGACTGGTGTTTCGACTTCATGTTGCTCGCCGATCGTGTGCCGGCATGCTATGTTAGCTCATGTCTCGACCTGATGCTCTTGCCAAACTGATTGCCGACGCCGCTAAGGCCCACTTACAGCCAATAGGTTGCCAGCGCGTCGGGCGTTCACGGACCTGGATTTCCGATCAGCGTTACTGGTTGATCGTCGTCGAGTTTCAGCCAAGCAGCTGGCAAAAGGGAACTTACGTGAACATTGGCACGATGTGGCTATGGCGCGCTCGCAAGGGATTGGCATTCAATACCTTTCGCCGCATCGCTGATTTTGCGCCGTTCTCCAGTTCGCAACAGTTTGTCCCTGTTATCGCAGAGTTGGCAGCTCAAGCGGCGCGCGAAGTCAAAAGATTACGAGAAAAATTTAAGTCGCTTTCCGAAATCTGCCAGTATCTTGTGAGTCATACGTCGGATAACAATAGAGATATATTTCATGCTGCCATTGCAGCAGGGCTAGTGGGCGACGTTACCACCGCCCACCGCTTATTCCAGAAGTTTTCCGAAGTACCTACTCACGGGTATCAATGGACCATCGCCCTTCAGGCAACAAATTCCCTACTTGCATCAAAGCTTGAAGACCCTGAGGCTTTTCGGTCAGCGGTGGTTGCAAAGATTCGGGAATGCCGATTGATCAACAATCTTACTCCGGACGAAGGTTGCTTGGATTTTTTGGACTCTACCAAAGTAATGCCATGATATTGGTTCCCACCGCGAAAGCCCTTGCTTTAAGTGTTGCTCCGCGGGTGACGTGCAGTTCAATAACTGGCACATCGGCACCGACGCCAGCCTCGGCGCGTAATTGCCTTACCCGGTCGCCGGTAAGCACCGCTCCGCCGGTCTTAACATCCCAGATTGCAATAATCTCGCCGTTCTCGTCCCTCATATAAACGTCCACTCGGACAGTGCCATCCTCACCGTACTTTGCGATATCGCCCAAACTGAAACTTTGTTCGACACCATCTCTTCCGATACCTGGCAAATTCTGCGACCTCACATCGTCCGCAAATAGGACGTGGATGCGGGTGCCATACCAAGGTCCGGAGCCGTCGCCAGCGAGAGTATGAATTCTTGCTAGCGTCTGCAGCAACGTATCGGTTGTCCGATCTATGACCGGATTATTTGTTTTGGCATTATTCTGAACGCTAAGTTGGGCGTACTGAGCGCCAGCGGGGGTGCGGCTCGCATCTGTTTGCCTTCCTGTGTCTAGCGCTGCATATTGGACAGGTCGCGTCTGCGTTCCCTCCCCCGCAACTACAGACTCCTCCGCTCTTTCGCCACCGTCCCCATCCTTCGGCCGAAACTTGCCGCCCCTGCCGTCCGGCGTGCCCGCGGGCCAGCCGGGATGCTTGGGGTCGTCGGGACTTGCTTTCTGGATAGCCGTCTTGGCACTTCGTGCATCAGCGTCGACTCGCTGCCCAATGGCGCTGTTGTTCGCCCCCTCCCCGCCCGCATTCGCCTCGATCGGCACGTAGCCGGTCGGCGTGAGCACCATCGGCCGGTCGGCGGCGGGGTTGGCGTAGGGGTCGAGGCCGAGGTGGTCGCGCATCTCGTTGAGGGTGACGGCGCCGAGTTTGACGCGGCCTTCGAGCGCCGCTTCCGCCTGGCCGGGGTCGGCATCCTCGTCGAGCCAGTGCAGCTCAAGATCGGGTGAGGTAAACTCCTCGGAAATGATCTCGTCGACGAGGTCCTTCACCCACTCCTTGGTGGGCTCAAGACCCTCCTCCTCGCTCTGCGCCGACTGGTTGTCGGCGGTGGCGCGGTTCATCAGCTTCACCGCCCATTGCGGCGGCACCGAAAAGGCGAAGCAGATGATGCGGGCGAGCCACTCGTCGAAATCGTCCTTGT